CTTAATCCAGGTACGGCAGTACCTGTGCTTAATCCACCAGCGCCAGCCGCCCCAAGCTCAGCGGTAGCACCAGCAGCAGCGGGAGACAGAAGCCCTCCGGCAGCACCCATACCAGCGCCCATCAATGCGCCTTCAAGTGGATTCTTCTTGTTGGTGAGCAGCCCAATGCCGCCACCGATTAACATAGGTGCCATGAGTGGGAACATTTATATGAACTCCTGTGTTGTAAGTTGTATCATTTCCCACCTCCACTTTGACTGCTTTGCGTACTTGAAGATGACCCAAGATTACTACCAAATACCCCTGACATAGCGCCAAGCTGTTTATAAGGGAGATTTTGCTGATCCTGATACTGCTGATAGTTGAAGTCCCGCTGCTGTTGATTCTGATCCTGCACTACCCCGCCAGCTTTCATTAATTGAGCTGCATCGGTATAGGCTTGGTTCCCAAACTGTTGAGCCATTCCAATGCCCTGCATCTGTCTTGCACGGTCAGCGTCGTAGGCACCACCATACATACTGGTTGCAATGTCGCCCATCGACTTCTGCAAATCCTGCTGTGAATTGCGGGCTACTTGCTCAACCCCACTGTTTCCAAATGAACCCGAATTGACGCCCATTCCGGTTAGTTGCGGCGCAACCGAGTTAGAGTAATTGCGTACCAGTGAGCCTTGCGCCTGATTGACCATCGCATCCAGATAGGGATTCGTATTTCCACCAGCAATAGTCTGGTTAAGTGCACCCTCTGCGTTGTTAATCGTCTGAGAACCACCAAGAGCGCGGTCAACAGTTGTCCCTATCCCAAGGTATTGTGTCGGGTTAAGGTCTTCATATCGCTGCTGTGTATACGGCTGGAATCCCTGATTGCTAAGATTGATGGCTCTGCTCGTATAAGCCGATGCAAGCGGCTTAAGCTCATCAGGAATTGATTGAATTGTTGTTGAAGTTCCACCTCCACCGCCACCGCCTCCCTTGTTCAACCTGCGGCGTCCGTCAGGTGAATATCCGCTATGCTTGCTGAACATAATTAAATCTCCACTTCAAGTATTCTGTAAACAGGCTTGAACCCGCAAAGCCCTGTGTATAACTTTTCCTGTGCAGGTTTTGCTGCACAGCGTATGACTGAACATCCAAGTAGTTCAGCCATATTCTTCAATTCAGTAAAGAACATCTCGAAGTGTGCATTATGCGCCACNANNTTAGTTATGTGAAGAACNCGCATNTTNGGNAGNAGATCAACGCGAAANACGCCCCATCCAACCGTTCTATCTTCACTGTCCATCCTAACCAACTGCCTTTCACCACGCCCAAGTAGCATCTTGAGTTGATCGCCAGTACATTCACTTTCACATGCTTCGACAAGACATGAAGCCCCATCGCGCCAAGCGAAGTCGATGTGCTGTGCTGGTACTTGGATGAGTTGCATTGATCGCATTAGTTTCCAGTTAAAAATCGTTTTTGCACAAATGTTCCAGGGGTTCCCGATGCCACACAAAGCCATCCTTCAATAACGTATTTATTTGGAGTCGTGCCAAGCTCTGTCGGGGCGCTATTGGTAACAAAGTCACCCTGCTGATAAGTCCCTGTAGTTGGGGTAGATGACTGTGCAGTGTATCGCGCCGCGATACGCCCCTCGCTAAGTTGATTAACCTGCGTGTCAACATTACGCAATACTTGCGTCAAGATAGGATCACCGACAATTCGAGGTGTAGTTGATAGCTTCATCGCGTTCCAACCGTCTTGAATTTTGCCTTCATGCCAGTTACGGTCACTGGCCCGGTAAAGTTGATTTTAGCCTTGTGCCACCTTGCAGACTTGAGCATATCAAACTTGCCATCGTTGAGCGTTCCAGACGGCCCTGAAAGCATGCTTCCACCGCTCTGCATGGTGCTGAATGATTGAGCTGTCGCAGTTGTTGGTTGTGTCTCATAACGCAACCTGATCTGCTGAAGCAGCGTCACGGCGTCGTCATCTCCGACATCGCCTGTCGTCATTGAACTGCTAGTAGAGTTGCCCGTCAAGCTTTGCAACTGGTTCGACGTATCGAACACGGACATTGCACGCCCGCCAGACAGCCAGTATTGTGAATCGAAAGGAATGTTCGGCAATTCATTGATGGTCGCGGACAGCGCGTCCAGTCCATTGATTGTTATGCTTGAAGCCGTATATTCCAGTGCCACCTGAATTGCTCTATTTGCCCTGCCCCATCGCTTTGATGTGACGTGATAGACAAGCGCAGAATCAAGAGTGCTTGAATTGGTGGATGGATAAAATACCCAGACAAGGTTTGTCAGTTTGTCGTAGGTGCAAATAATTTTGTATTTGTAACTCGGGGCGCAGTTACTAGCGAACCACTGCCGCAACACGCCGTCAGCCAAAGGCGTTGGGCGCGTGCCGTCAAACAGCCAGAAGTTATCTTCGCCAACAAAGAAATGCGTGCCATCCAGATCGCACCACGCATTCCTTCCGATGCACCCGGCATTCCCGCCGATGACCTGAACCCAGTCCCAGACCACAGGCGCGCCGACATATTGCCCAAGATACATCGAGCGATTCTTGTAAGCCACGGCATATTCGCCAAGTTTGCCACCGGCTATGATCTGTCCAGCCGTTGCCACCAACCGCCCACTGGTAGCCTGCGTTGCCGTTGATGGCGTCCAGCTGGTGTCATCATAAGCCGCGCAGCAATGCCATCCATCAGGCTTTTCAGCGCCGTCATTGACGTTGAGCGCCATTACGAATGCGCCAACTGAAAAGACGATTTGCGCTTTTGGCGCAGTGGCAATGTCAGCGAATGCGCCCGTAGTTGACCGCTGGATGGTATCGTGCCGATTGGCCGCCAAGGTCGCATCGCCAAACTGCGTTATTGCCCAGTCCGATTCCACGCCACCCGTATAGTCTCCAACGCGCGTGCGGTCAGTCCATGCACTGCCGACCAACTCGTAAAGTTTTGTTGCCGTTCCAGCAATCAGGCGACGCGTCCCATCCAGCTTTGTGACAACCGATGCCCCCTGGCAGGCCGCAGCCAAGGCAGGAACGCCGGACGGCGTAACGGCAGATGGTGCTCCGGTCATGCCAACAATATTCGGGATAAGATTCTCGCAGTCAGTCAGGATTCCCGGTGTTGTCTTGTCGGCGTCTGGCGCGAATCCGGCAATCTTTATCATCTCGACCTCGCAACTAGCGGGCCGGAATATCGCTGATCGTTACCTTGCAGTTCGTTGACGGCTACTGCGAACCGAGATTCCCATAAAGCAGGATCACTGCCTGAATAAACGGCAGCCTCGATAAGCGATCCAAAAAGGTAGATGCTGTCGGCAGAATCCGATAGCCAGTTGTTTGTTGCTGTCGCCAGTGCAGGGATTTTCTGATACAGCACACCTGTAACGCTACCGCCACCATTAAGCCGCAATGAGGTTCCTTGCCATGCGTAATGCGTTGCCAATGCGTTCGTTGGCATTGCAAGCACAGCCTCAAGTGACTGAATTTTTAGTGGCTGATCTTCGTATCCATCCGGCCACAACGTTTTCACGTCAAGCGTTGTTGATGGAAGCGAAACCAGATTATCTACAATCGCAGTAGGAGTCAGCGTGACTTCCATGCTGCGCACTCGCAAATGTCGGTTAATCCGTTCTTCTGCCAATAGGATAAAGTCAGGAATTACCGCTGCAAGATCGTCACGGTTAAGCCATGAAGCTATTTTCGTTTGTAGTTGGGTATAGTTCATTTGAGCAGTTGGTAAAAAGTCATTTTAGCAGTTTGCTAAACGTCACCAAAGCAGGATTTTTCTTCAGAAAAGTTATTGTTCGCTTCTTGTCCAAAGATCCATCCTGTCGCATCATCTTACCAAGTTCTGCCATCGGAATGAACCCAACGTGGCGCATCTCTCCCCATCGTTGCCCCTCAGTTGCTTGCCGTGCATCTGCTGCGGCCTCAATGAATGGNTGCGCGTCGTATTTCTTCTCGATAACAGTCCTGCCATCAAGCTCATGNACNCGAGANCTTATNCCNGTTACCGGGTCNTAATCTGTGAATACAACTGTCATAATAGAACCTCTTAGCCTACATGGATTTATCCCCGGAGTTTCCTCCAGGGATTCCTTATATTACTGATACAGATTACGGAGTAAGGTTCTTGATAGCCGCTTGGGCAGTTTCGGATGTAACCACCAGGCAAGCCTCAGCAGAGACAAGCTCTTTCTCAGTATGTCCAGTTTTCGCCAAAGGCTCGGATTTGAACCCACCGAGATAGGCGATCCCCATATATTCAGGGTTAAGGACAAAAGCTGTGGTTGCGTTTGCCGTGGCCTGAACGTAGTTTGGAACGGCGGTCAGTTCACCAAAGTCGCTCATATACACGTCTGCTCCACCTACGATCACCCCTTGCTTCCCCTTTGCCACTTGATAGCGGTTACCTGCAATTCCGGCAAAAGCACTGAATGTACCCTTGTGCGAAGGCGTCAGACTGATTAGCGAAGGGAATTCACCCGAAGCCGTATAGGTTGCCTGCGACACGGTTTTCAGCAATGTCTCAGTAAACGCCCGATTAGTACCAGCAGTTTGCGCGGTAGTAGCCAAACCGGACGTATGAGCCGGAGTTGCACCAGCGCCACCATGCGAAATGTTGGTATAGACCATCGCACCAAGGCCAGCAGACTTTCGAGCAGTAGTCGAGTTACCTGCCACGGCCACGTTATCCGATAGAACCATTGCTTCAATGTCTCGCTTTAGCTCAACCATCTTTTTCGATATTTGATACTTCATCTCTGAACCGCGACCTGCCGACTTGGTTTTCTCCTGCGTCGCGGAAACTACAGCAACCTTGTCGAACAGTTGCACAGTGTTAGCAACACGAGAAGTTGCGGTCAGTGCTGTACCAGTTCGGTCATCGCCTTCAATAACAGCGTTGTCTTTATNTGGCGTAGCAAGTGAATCACGCTGCCATTCATGAAGGCGTTGCGTGGCGGTAAATCGGCGAATNGANGANACNACCGGCGTTTTTTCCGGCGAAACCATATAAATCTTGTCCTGCAAATCTTCCNTGTTGCCTATTGCGGCATAACTGTCAAATGTATTAGTTGGCTGTGCCATGATTTGTTTCCTTTATAAGAGTGCGGCCAAATCCTCTACTCGCCCTGATTTTTTGAGGCGGTCGAAAGCGGCCTGATTCGATTGTTTTGACCTTGCGACCTGCGGCGTGATTGCTTTTGGCGCCTCAGTCACCTTTTTCATTGCCAATGGCTTTTCAACCTGCAACGAACGCCATTTCATCGCATCGTGCAGGATATGCACATAGCGCGAATCCACAACGGAGTTCAATTCATTATCAGTTAGCCCGTATTCCTTGCCAACAGATTTGATTTTTTCAGCAACCTTCATATCAAAGTTCGGAAGTCTGGCTTTCAGCTTTGTCTGTTCCTCGGCAAGAAATTTCTGCCTGGTTTGCTCTGACAGATTTTGCGCTTGGGATTGAGCCTGCTGTAATTCGCCATACTTCTGCTGTGCTTCGCGCTGGAGCTGCTGATAGGCCAGATTGAGTTTTGTGGCTTGCACCGGATCGGCATCAACAAGATTCTGCCAGTCGATTTGCTCGTACTGGGATAGCCTGTTTTTGATGTCGTGGAACTCAACTGCCTTATCGAACGTTTGCGCCATCAGTTTTTCACGCTGATTGAGTGATTCAACGCGATCTTCAACTGCTTTGCGCTGCTCGGCGACTTCCTGCGTTTTTTGTGTGTAGTCAGCGTTCTTCATCAAAGCGCCCTTCAACTCCTTGGGTACTTTGTAAGTCTTGCCTTCGTACTCAACTTCTTCGTCTTCTTCCGGCTGCGCTTCGGCGTCGTCCTCGCGGACTTCCTCATCACTGCCTTCATCTGGCAATTCGTCGGTCGTATCCAGCAAATTAGCTACATCATCAATCGACACTTCCAATTCAGGATTGGTGTCTTCCGCTTCACTCATTTAAGTACTCCTTTAGTTAAGCCATCTTCAGGAAAGACCGCAACTTGCTTTCTTTCTCAAATCTGGCGAACTGGTCTGTGGCAAGTTTGCCACCTTCTACATAGCCTGTCAATATGTTTCTGAACTTTTCGATAGTTTTTGCTAATTGCCAAAGCGCTTCTTTTCCTTCTTTATCTCGCGCAGGGCAGGCAAGCCACTGGTCATTGATTTCCTTTTCGATGGCAGTCAGCGCCTCTTTAAGTAACTCGTTTTCCAGTAATTCTTCTGCTTTCCGGCCTTTATCTATATCTGCCTGTGTTTTTTCGTAGTCCATGCCTATGCTCCCATAAGTAAAACTATCAATGCTTCTTCATCATCCCGAATGCGCTTGATACGTTCAATTTCCTGTTTTGCTAGAATTCCGGCCTGCTCTGCTGCAATTCTGTTCTGCTCCTGCAATTTGCTCTGCNTCAGTATTGCCCTGAACATTGGCGACCAATCGAATCCAGGCATTTCNNGCAGTAATGGNGCTACTTCTGCGTATGCTGCCTTTCGATATACTTCTTTCGATACAGATGGTTCGTTGGAATTAGCAACATGTTTCACCACACGCTCAATTACTCTGGCGACCTTGAAAATCTTTTCTTCTGCTTCCTTGTCATCCAACTTCCGTGGTTTGCGCTTCCACCATAGGCGGGGTGCCGTATCGGTAATGATGAAACCGTGGCCATTAACTACAGTTCCATCATTCGCACTTACTATTCCTACACTCCCAATTACTTCATGATGAAGGTCTGCAAGTGGAAGATTCCCTTTGCTGGTAAAGATAAGTGGTTGCGTCATAGTTCCTCCATCAATGAAGTCCAACGATATTTCCTTGATTATCCCTGATTAC